CTAGATGATGAGGCTTGACTACTGCAGTTGTTTTGGGTAGTCTATGGTTGATACTATTTATTAAGGAGACATAATGTCAGTATTAGAAAATCCGACTGCATCTTTGAAGTCAGTTTACACGGCGCTTCGTTCAGTTGAGAGTGACATACTAGAGATGAAAGACACCTCAAATTTGGATTATGCTTCTGTTGAAGAGACGATGCAGTTGGCTAGTGATATGCATTTGGTTAAGTCGTACACGACTGAGTTGTTTAATGAGCTTCAGTCTATGATTACGGAGCAGCTTGGTAATGTTCCTGTTCCTGTTCAAGTTGATGGGGCGACTGTTGAGATTAAGGCAGGTTCACCTCGTAAGACATGGGATCATAAGTCATTGATTGAAGATGTAAGTAAGCGTATTGTTGACAGCAGTGTCGATATGAGTACTGGGGAAATCGTGAAGACTCCCACGGATATGATTCGTGAGGCGTTGGAGTTTGCCGGTATTTCGTATTGGAAGGTTTCTAAGTTGAAGGACCTTCATTTGGATGCAGACGATTACTGTGAAGTTGGCGAAGCTAAGAAGAGTCTAGTTATTAGGAGAGACAAGTGAGTAATATTTTATCAGCGTTATCAGAGCCTTTTGATCCTTCGGTTGAGAAGCAGCTAAAGAAGGGCGGGGCAAGCCTTACGTATATTCCTGTTAGTGAGGTGATTACTAGATTAAATCGGGTACTAGGTGTGGACATGTGGTCTTACCATATTGTTTCGTGTGCCCGTGATAGTTTGGACCCGGATTATGTTGTTGCCCATGTCCGGCTGACTGCTACTTTTGTGCCCACGGATGATGCACCTGCGTTAACGGTTGTTAAGGACGGTATTGGTGGTCAGAAGATTAAGCGTACTAAGAATGGTGACATTGTTGATCTTGGTGACGAGATGAAGGGGGCTGTGTCTGATGCTTTGAAGAAGGCGGCGCAGCACTTCGGTGTCGGTTTGTATCTTGCTCGTTCTGAAGAGTCAATGAGTTTAGAGTATGCTCAAGATACAGCTGAGCAGCCTATTTCGCCGGAGCATTTTGAGAAGTTGCGAGAAGTCCTGAACAGTCAGCCGCAGATCGTTATGGATGCTTGTCGTGCGCATTGGTCAGAGATTTCTAACAATGCTGAGTTTGCGAATGAGAACATTACTCGTGATTTGCTGAAGGCTATGTTGGATTTTGTTAAGTCGATGAATGCTGAGAACAATGAAACGCAAGCAGAGGTTGAGACTGATGCAGGATAGTTTGGATTTAGGTCCGTTGCCTTACGATTATCCGAGGTACATGTCGCCTAGCTCTATCAGCACGTTTCAACAGTGTCCGTTAAAGTTTAAGTTTTCAAAACTAGATAAGCTTCCATCAGAGTCTACTGAAGCTCAGCATTTAGGTTCGTTTGTTCATGAAGTGCTGGAAGAGTTGTTTAAGCTTCCTGCGGAAGAGCGGACAGAAAAGGCTGCGAGTCGTTTAGCGAAGAGCTTGTGGGAGTCTAAGTGGTCTGATGAGTACTTTGCTTTGGCTGATCGTGAAGATGACCCTAACACATTTAAGTGGAAGGCGTGGTGGTGCATTGAGAATTACTTCGGTATGGAGGACCCCACGAAGTTTGACGCTGAAGGCATTGAGGCCAAGATGGACGGCGATATTGACGGTGTGCCTATCTTTGGCATCATTGACCGTTACACGATTGAGGACGGCAAGCTAGTAATCTCGGATTACAAGACAGGCAAGAAGCCTCGCAAGCAGTATGAGTGGGAAAAGAAGATGCAGATTACGATCTACAGTATTCTTCTTAAAGAGATGACAGGCATGGACGTTAAGCGTGCAGAGCTGCTCTACGTCAAGTCTGGTCAGTTTGCCCGTTATGACGTGGACGAAGAGCTTGAGAACGCTGTTCGTGTTGAGGTTCGTAACACGTGGGATCAAGTGAAGTCGATGTGTGATTCAGGTGAGTTTGAAACTCGTACCGGCCCTTTGTGTAACTGGTGTGATTACCAGTCTATTTGTCCTGAGTTTGGGGCGAAGCGATGAGTGAGACGTTTGAGCTTTTGGTTTCTGAAGATGTTAAAAACAAGCTTGCTCAGCATGATAAAGATTTTTTGCGCTTACCAGAGAACAGGGTGAAGTGGCGAGACTGCTTGTTGACAATTATTGATACAGTAACAACTAAGATAGACGGCCTTGAGGAAGAAATCAATCGCTTAAGAAACACCTATTCAGATTTCGTTGTTGACCCTGCTGCAAGTTTAGATGAGCAACGAGATAAGGCTGTTCGTTTTCGGTTTTATGCAGAGAAGCGATTGGCTGAAGCTGACAGATTGTTAGCGTTGGGCGAAGACGCTGATCCGTCTCTTTCGTTAGCCACGTTTTTACGGGATGCGATTATGGCGCATCGGCAGTGGCATGCGGATGAAGGGATGGAAAGTACGGAAGGTGATGATTGTTTGTATGCCGCTTTGGATGGGGAGTGGAAGTTCTAATGAAGATTGGGTTTGCTTCTAACGATTGGTCTCGTTCAGTTAGAGATATTTTTGATCGACCTGTGATGGGTGGGTCCGGCTATATTCGTATTGGCCAGTACATGCAGAATTTTAAGAAATCCGGGGTTGATGCCGTGATTGGTATTCTTGCGCACAATGCGAGCACGGGGACGTTTGGTGTGCACTGTTGGGATGGAAACGACTATTTTGATTGTGATGTAATTGTCATGCAGCGTTATATGCACAAGCAGGTTTTGCCTGATATGAAGAAAGCACAGGCTGCCGGTCAGATAATTCTTCAAGATGTTGACGACTGGTATTGGGGGCTAAGTAAGAAGAACGCAGCGTATGCTGCCTCTAATCCTGAGCTTAATCGTGATGAGAACACCGACTGGTATCGTAACATTATTGAACAGTCTGATGGTGTGATTGCGTCTACGCCTTTCTTGGAAAACAAGATGCTGGAGTGGAATGATAACGTTGGGTTGCATACAAATTATGTTAACGTTAATCAGTTTAAGGATGTTCCTGAGTTTACTACTGACGATCCGGTTCGACAGTTAGTTATTGGGTGGATGGGATCAACTTCTCACCGCAGTGGTGATTTAGAAATCCTTAAGCCGTATGCTAGTGAGTTTTCCAAGTTTGCTCGTTTTCATCATACTGGTGATATGGTAGCCCCTCATATTCCTAGATTTAACAAGCAGATGGGTTTGAGCGCTGGGCTTGTTTCAACATCCCCCTTTTTATCGCCGCACGCCTTACAAGAAGGGTTTTTGTTTAATGTGGGTATTGTGCCTTTGACGGATATCCCTTTCAATCATGCTAAGTCGTACATTAAAGGTTTAGAGTATGCTGCTGCGGGGGTTCCGTTTGTGGCGTCTTGGTCTCCACAGTATGAAGAACTTACTCAAAAGCATGGGATTGGTAGTTTAGCAAGAGACCCTTCAGAGTACGAGCCGCTCCTTAGAGAGTTTTTAGATACTGACTATCGTAAAGAAGTATCTGTTTCTAATCGACGTAAGGTTAAAAAGTTTGACGTTGCAATTGGAGCGCAGAAGCTTTATCGCTTAATTACGAAGATGCATAAGGAGGCATGGAGTGCAAAGAGGTAAGCCACTGCGGCGCACGCCTCTTAAACGGGGCAACAGCCAACTGAAGCGAACTCCGTTAAAGTCAAGGTCGTCCAAGATGAAAGATAAGTACGTTGAAAGACGCTCTATCGTAAAAGAAATGTTAACGACGCAGCCTGCTTGTGATGCGTGCCTTATCTTTGCAGCGTATGATGGCGAGCGGGGTGTTGTGCGTGTAAATCAGACAATAGACGTTCATGAACTAGTCAATAGATCACAGGGTGGTAGCATTTTAGAACGTGACAATCTTTTGACTGTGTGTCGTCCTTGTCATACTAGAATAACAATTAGACCTAAACAAGCTGAAAGGTTGGGGCTTCATTTAGAAAGTTGGTGCAACTCTGAGGCGCACCTTCAGGAAGCGGCTAGAGTCAGAGAAGACTGGATAAAAGGTATCGCTACTAAACCGTATTGGATGGAAGAAGATGAGTAATAACGATTGGTCATTTTGCATAACTACTGGGTATGATGATGTTGATAAGCTGCAAGAAGTTGTAGATTCTATTAGGCAACTACATATCCCAAATTACGAAATATTGTTTATAGGCGATCAGGCTGGTCGGGCAGAGGGCTTACTTGAAGGTGACGACATTCAGCATATTGACTTTGATGATTCAATAAAGCCTAGATGGATTACTCGCAAGAAGAACATCCTAGCGCAGACGGCACAGTATGAGAATTTGGCGATGATGCATGACTACCACGTCTTTGACTCTGAGTGGTATTCACACTTTCTTGAGTTTGAGCAGGCATGGGATATCTGCTCATGTCAGCAGTTGTTTATCAATGGGCACAGGGTACCGATGGATTGGTCTTTGTGGGACAAGCCTGGAGCAGGCCGTGCATGGGCGCTTGCTTATGACAATTGGGACGAAACTCAATACATGTATCTTGCGGGCGCATTTTTCATTGTGAAGAAAGACGTGATGCTTGCTGAGCCTTTGGATGAAGATTTGATTTGGAATGAAGAGGAAGACGTTGAGTGGTCTTTGCGGGTGCGGGATAAGTACCGAATGATCTGCAACGGTAAAAGCATTGTACGTCACAATAAGTGGCATCGACATTTGGGGCCTGAGCCATCATGATTAAACTAGTTATTTTTGATTTGGATGGTGTCTTGGTAGACACGAAGGGCCTGCATTTTGACGTGTTGAATCAGGCGTTGGCTGAGTGCAATCCTGAGTATGTGATCTCGTGGACAGATCATTTGTCAAAGTTTGATGGATTGAGTACAAGTAAAAAGTTGACAATGCTTTCCAATGAGCGTGGGCTTCCTGAGGAGAGTCATCATGAGATTTGGGAGAGAAAGCAACGACTGACCCAGAAGGCTTTCTTGTCTGTTCCAGAAGATGACAACGTTTCGGAGATTATTGACTTGCTTCGGTCAGCGGGGATCAAGGTTGCGGTGGCAAGTAATAGTATTAGAAGCACGGTTGTTTCTGCATTGTGTTCTCTGAACATCATGCATAAGGTTGATTTCTTTGTAAGCAATCAATGTGTCACTATGCCTAAGCCGCACCCTGAAATGTATTGGAAGGCCATGTCCAAGTTTGGGGTGTTGCCTTCTGAAACGTTGATTATTGAAGACTCCCATGTAGGGAGACTGGGCGCACACCGCTCAGGCGCTAACGTAATGGGCATTAAAGACTCATACGATTTAGATAAGGAAAGAATAATGAGAATGGTAACATCCGATAATGATAAGTCGTTTGCTTGGGAAGATGAGACGCTTAATGTCCTCATTCCTATGGCGGGCGCTGGTTCTAGGTTTGCTTCTGCGGGCTACACTTTCCCTAAGCCACTAATTGAGGTAAAGGGAAAGCCTATGATTCAGGCAGTGGTTGAAAACCTTAATGTGAAGGCGAAGTTCACTTACATTGTACAGCAAGAGCATTATGAAAAGTATAACTTGCTTCACTTACTTAACTTGATTACTCCCGGCTGTAACATTGTTACCGTGGATGGTATGACTGAAGGTGCTGCTTGCACGACGCTTTTAGCGAAGGAGTTTATTGACAACGATCAGCCGTTGATGATGGCGAACTCTGATCAGATTGTTGAGTGGGATGCGGGTGAAGCGCTGTATGCGTTCACAACAGACCATAGCGACGGAAGTATCTTGACGTTTGAGGCCACGCATCCGAAGTGGTCTTTCGCAAAGCTTGGCGAAGATGGTTACGTTAGTGAGGTTGCTGAAAAGAATCCGATTTCAAATATTGCGACTGTTGGAATCTATTTTTGGAAGAAGGGTAGTGACTATGTTAAGTATGCTGAACAGATGATTGAGAAAGACATTCGAACTAATGGCGAGTTCTATGTCTGCCCAGTCTTTAACGAGGCGATCCTTGACGGTAAAAAGATTCGGACTTACAATATTAGTAAGATGTGGGGAATCGGTACGCCCGAGGACCTGACCACCTATTTGGAGGCGACGAGATGAGAA